GTATCTACCCATAATTGATGAGCAAATGTAGTTGATGGTTCTGTCGAGCCACTATTAACAGTTGCAATAGCTAAAAGAGCATTATTTAAATCTGCTCTAAAGTCTGCACCTGATTGGTTTGCTATGTTGTAATCGTGTTGTGCCATAATAAAATCCTATTTTATATATTTTAAATCATTCAGGGATAGTTGGAAATATAACATCATCAATATTATTTGTTGTTTGATGTGTTGATGGTAAATCCCTTAATGCTTGTCTATATGTTGCCCATTCTTGTTTTTTTGCATCAGATAGTGGACTATCATTAAATTGTGTCCAGTCACTTGCTAATAATTGTTTATCTCTTTTACTTCTTAATTTAAACAAACATACTTCTATAAGTTCTGCTTCAGTTTTTTCTATAGCAGCAATAGTTATTAAATTATTTTGTTCGTCAAAAGTTGTTTGAACTATATGTGTATCTAAGTTTATATCAGTAAATTGTTTATCAACAGGAATCCAATCGTTGCTATCATCACCTTTATTCTTTTGTTCACCAATTAGAATCTTGTTATTGTCATAATCCCATTTTGCCCACATATTAACCTGCCCTTAATCCTGCATATACGCCTTGTATTTTATTTAAAGTAATACTTCCTGCATTTCTTTTAGCGTATAACTTTAAATCACAATATGAAAAAACTTTTTGATTAAAAGAACCTGAGATAGACTGAGATACTGGCCCACTATTAAAATTATGGTCTTGCCCTGATTCAGCAGCAGTATATGTTGTGAAAGATGTTATATCGCCTGCGACAGTCATAGCATATAAAGTTACTTTTAAATCCATTTCTAAACCACCACTTGTTTGCGTAGCTGATATCACAAAACTGAAAAATGGAGTATGCCCACCATCTGCTGTTGTTATATCAGGTGCGGATAAACGTATTGTTGAAATTAAAGAATAAGATGTTGATAAAGAATTACTAGTAGCAACATTTACAGGTTCTAGTTTATCTATATCACCTGAAATATTGTCAGCAGTAAAATTAGTAACTGTTATAACACTTGCATCAATAGTACCTGCTGATAATTTATTAGCAGACAAGCTATCTACTTTTGCATCTGTTATAGCATCATCTGCTATTTGTGTAGTATCTACACCACCTGATTTAATAATTAAATTACCACTACCATCAGAATCTAAAGTTACATCATCTATTTGTATATTATCTGCACTTAAAGTGCCAGTTGTTATATTATCTGCATCAAGATTAGTAACTGCTACGTTAGAAGCATTTAATGTTCCTGTAGTTACATCATCAGCAGATATAGTTCCAAATACACCTGATGCAGAAGTTAATGTTCCTGTAGCTATATCATCTGCAACTATAGTATTAGCTGCTATGTTTGCTGATATAATTGTGCTTGCTGCTATTTCAGATGTAGTTATAGTTCCAGCTACTATTTCTGTAGCTGTTACTGCATTTGCAGCAATACTATCTTGATTAACAGCATCAGTAGCTATCAAAGCATTAGTTACAGCATCATCAATAATCTTAGCTGTAGTTACTGCATCATCTGCTAATTTATCTGTTGTGATTGCACCATCTGCAATATCTGCTGCAACTGTTGGCTCATCTGCAACAGTAAATGTTAAAGTGGCTGGTGATGATTCTGCACCTAAAACATTTAATGAGGTTACACTAGCAACATAATTAGTACCTTTAGGAATAAAGTTTAAATCTACAGAAGTTACATCAACTATTCTATTTATAACTTGATTGTCTGAACTGTCTACAACATTTACCCTATATTGATAATCAGGAAAATCTGTTGGTTCATCCCAAGATAAGAATGGTCTACCTATAGAACTAGAATCAGTATCAGTAAATGCTAATCCTGTTGGAGCTTTTACAGCATAAGCAGAAGGTAAATCAGCAAATTCTTCAAAATCTTCTTGCGGTGGCACTTCCCATGTATAAACATCAAAGTATTCTATTAAGCTAACTGCAACTAAACCATTAGACTGCAATTCTAATGCTTCGACACGACAAATTTTGCCTGAGAATCCTAAAGCTGTATAAGTTAAATCTACTATATCTCCTACATTTAACTTATACATTTCAGGAGTTCCTAAGAACTGCATAGTTGTTTGATTTCTACTTCTAGTAAGAATTGCTTTACCCATGTTATAAGCAATATATGGGTCTGATACATAAGGGAATTCAGCCTTAATTTCTAATATTTCATCATTATCATCTGAGTAATATTCAGGACTTGCATCATGTAAAACTGTTGCTGTATCTAATTCATATTTTTTATTAGCGTTAAAGAATTCAATAATAACCTTATTTGCTTTTTTATCTTTATTACCATAATCAACTGATATACCTGAATCAGAAATAATATGACTATCAGTAATACTAAAATTAGATGTGCCTGTATCTTCTATTTGTAATTCATATTGACCATTAACATAAAGAAAAATACCTCTCATATTAGCAAGAAGCTCTTTAGCATTTTCCATAACAGTCTTGTTAGTATCAACTAAACCATGACAATGAAATCTTCTTACTTTTGCTAAAGAAGTTCCAGTTTGTGAAGCGTATGTAGCACCTAATGTTTGATTAAAGTAGATAACATATCTTACACCCTGACCATAAAAATGAGCTCTCTCAACAGCAGTAATATATGCTGAGTTTAATACAACATTAGAACTTGAATCAGTTAAAGTAAATAATTCACCAACTTTGTTTTGCCACCAGTTTAACCCACCTGAACCTGATGGTGGTACAAGAATAAAATTATCACCTGCTGTACCACTCCAAGTAAATGATTTAGCAGTACCACTATAATAAGGCTGGTCAACCAAAGTATCTGCTGTGGTAGCTGCTGTACCAAATGTTGTTAAATTAAGTTGTGATGCTGTTAAACCCTTACCATATTCATCATTTGTAATAAAATCTAAAAAACATAAGGCTGGATTATCTGACCACTCATAAGTAGATGTATCACCAAATGTTTGACCTGAATCTCTTGGGTCATAAACTTTTCTACCTCTAACTTGTACTGTTAATTGTGGTACGCCTGACCACATTCCATGTCTTTCCCACTGATAATGTGCTGCTATATAAGCTATACCATCTAATCTATGAGCTGAAGTCCAATTAGTCATAGAAGCTACCAGCATTGGGTCTGCTGATTGAGAAGCAGCACCATGATGTAAATTCATAACATATCTATATTGAGCTGTAGGACTAGTACCAAATCCACCTGCACCAGCATTAGTTACTCCAGCACCATTTTGTGAAACTGTATTTAATGAGCCTGCACCTGAAGATATTTTGTCAGAACCAACATAACCGCCTTCAGTAAATCTAGCTGAATCAGATATTAAATTTCCATCTAGTTCTATAGTCCTACCAATAATTTCTTCACATTCACCAACGGCTAAAGCATAAACGACATATAAATCTCTTGAATCATTATTGTGTGTTTCCATGTAAACAACTTGAGCACCAACTCTTCGTGTTCCATAAATAATAGGTATTTTTCCACCAGCAGCAGTTTTATTAGCCAAGATATCTTGACCTTGAGCCATCATCTGTCTAGCTTGTAGATAACCCTTTACACCAACTAGTGCAGTAACTACTTGAAAGGTTGTATAGATTGCCTTAAGAGCTTCACTTCCTTCATAAATACCTCTTGCCCAGTTAAAAAATTGCAATAATTTATCAAGCATCTACACCCCACCTCACATCTTTTTTAACCTGAGTAGCAAATTCCATACCTCTATCACCTGAACTAAATGCTTGTTGTGACTCATCAGAATAATGTCTGCCTTTTGTTAAGTTCCAATTTGCCCAATGAGAAGCTACAGTCATAGATATTGCAGTATCAGTAATACTCTCTGCAATAGATACATTTCTTATTTGTCCTGTAAAATAATTTATAGCACCAACAATAGTTTCATTTGTATCAAAGTAAGCTAAATAAATTTCTACTGTTTTGTCAGTAAAAGAACCATTTTGTACTAAACTTCTTACTTGATTAGTAACATTAGAAAAACCTAAATTAATTTCATTAACTTGTAATTGACCTGTTTCAGTTGTTGAATCAACTGTTAAAAAAGAACCACCAGCTTCATAGCTGTTAGAATCATAAGTAACATTAGAATACCAATCAGTTAATCTAATAGTAGATGATAAATTTAATTCAACTAAAAAAGCTGTCTTAGTTGCTGTTGATGATACTTGGGTTTGTAAACCTGCTGATAAACTTCTAGGCATTAGGTTATAACCTCTCTAACATCAAATGAAATACTATAAAAACCACTAGCATCTGTTGAATACATAATTTCATCAGATTCAAGATAAACAGTGAAACTAGGTTTA